TTTGTTTTCGTGTCTTACGCTGACGAGTGATTGACAGTTTCCACACCTAGGGCCTACACTGTGGGCCTTATCGTGGGCACTGTCGCCCTGCACCGCCCATCATGGGCAAACACTAGGAAAAATCATGCAAGCAATCCGCACACGCTACCACGGCCCTTCCAATGCTCGTGGGTCACGCATCAGCGCACAATGTGAGGCCGGTAAAATCTTTGTGTCTTATGACCACGCACTAGACCTGCACGACAACCATGCAGCAGCGGCCAAAGCCCTGCAAGACAAGCTCGGATGGACTACAGACAAGGGATACAAACCCATGTTCGGTGGTGATTTTGACCATGATACTTACTGGGTCTTTGCCAACCCTGCCTGTGCTTTGGAGGCTTAAACAATGAAACAATCAACCTTTACAGGGTCAACCCTGCTGGATGCTGTCCTACTGGTGGCCATCTTTGCTGGCCTAGGTGTCTTGCTTGCTTGGAGGTTCTGACCATGTACCTAGTAAAATTTAAGACTTCGGGCATAATCGCGTACAGGTCCCTGGACCGAGTGCAAGCCCAAATGTGGGCATTGTTGAATGATATTCTTGATGCTGATGGCAACCCTGCCGGGCTTTACCGAATTGAAAGGATTAAAGATGGACAAACAAACCGATCAGAAAAGGCTCAGGAAGGGGTCTAAAACGCCCTCAGAGGCGTTATCTTGGGTCGGGGAATGCTCGGAGATGGTCAGCAGGGGCGAAAGCCTTAAATACTGGCCTTTTCCAACCTTCAAAGGTCAACCCTTGGAGCCTGTCATTTACACAAAGAAGCCCAGGATCGATGATTCATGGGAAGAAGCACTGTTGTAAAAATACAACACTTGAAAGGAAACACTATGCGTTGCGTATGTTGTGACAAGAACTTGAACGACTATGAATCAACCCGTAAGCATGCCTTTACAGGCGAGTACCTAGACACCTGTAACGCTTGCCTGTCCGAGATCAATCAAACCGTGGTCATTCCGACCATCACAAGGGAAGACCTAGCAAATTGCTCGGACATTGTTGACAACCCCGAAAGTGAAGACTACAATAGTCTATATAGCGAAGACATAAACGAATGATACATTAATATTTACATTAATAATGTACTTATAATGTAACTTTGCTTTAATGTAACTAAAAAGGTCTAATTGTGTCCAAAATCAAGGAATTTATCATGTCTCAGATCGAAGACTTCAATGATGCACAGGCGCAAGCCGAACACCGTCTAGCCCAGGAGGAAGCATTCTATGAGCACACAATCCTGTCAGTGGTTGACTTGATGACAGTTTACGGGTACAATAATGTGTTGTCTGCTATCAACCGTAGGTACGATGATGTAGCCAAGGCTATGGGCATCCTGGAGGAAGTCTAATGCTTTGGCTTGGTGTTGTCTTGTGGCTGATTGGCCTTGTGTTTTACTCAGGAATCAATGAATGAATGCTTTTCGTATTGTGCAATGCTCTGATCCACTGCTGTGGTATGCTGACAGGGTTGGAGATGTGTTTGTCTGTCTTCGTATGGAAAGGCTCACGGGTGGTGACATCCTATGGACTCGTGAGGACTCCAGCAGCTACGGAAAGCTGCTAAACTGGGTGTGGGCTAAAGACGCAGAGGAAGCAAACTAATGGAAATCAAGCTAAAAGTAACTTTCAACGATGTTCCCTTCACAGTCTACTATGAGGGCTTGCCAGGGTTCACTGTAGAGCTTGTGTCGGTCTACATTGACGAAGACGAGTACGATCTCGTTAATATGCTTTCTGACACGGTTCTAAAGGGCTTGTCACAGGCTTGCATTGCTCACGAATACGAGCGTGACAGCATCATGGCCGAAGACATCCGTGAGGGCAGGTTAGTCTATGAGGACGAGCCGTGAGTGCTTGGCTCATAGCCCTAACGGGTTTGATCTATCTCGGTGTGGCCTTGGAGCAGGCATACAAGGGCAACATGCCTATGTTCATCTGCTACCTTGGCTACGCATTCGCTAACATTGGATTGTATAAACTGGCATCATGAACATTCGATTGCTGAAGAAGGTACGCAGAGCATGGAATAACCCTGATGTTCCTATGGAATTGAACAGGGCAAACATGCGTAAATGGGTAAAATCTGTTCGTTTTCTAGGTGAAAACTGGCTGTTGGCTAAACCAATCACGAGGAAAGAGTGAGACAAGAAAGCAAGTTCCTAAAGCATGTAGAATGTCCATACTGTGGCAGTTCTGATGCTGGAGCAATCTACGATGATGGGCACTTCCACTGCTTTGCCTGTGGTAAGACTGTCCACGATGAGCACCAATTAGACAACGAAGCAGCACACATTAACTACTGGAAGGCTATGAGCACACTGCCTGATAAGGTTCCTGGACAGGTTCAACCGATCACTGACCGGGGAATTTCACGACAAACCTGCGAGAAGTACAATGTAACCATTGAAGGGAACAAGCACTATTATCCATACACAGACGAATCTAGCAGCACTGTGGCCTATAAGGTTAGGAACACAGAACAGAAATCATTCAGCATCAAGGGGGACTTCACTAAGGCCCGATTGTTTGGACAGAACCTGTTTCATTCAGGGGGCAAGTATGTCACCATCACGGAAGGCGAGCTAGACGCACTTGCAGCCTATCAGATGGCTGGTAGTCAGTGGCCTTTCGTGTCGATCCGTAACGGCGCACAAGCAGCCTTGAAGGACTGTAAGGCACAATTTGAATGGCTGAACAGCTTTGAAACGATTGTTGTCTGTTTTGATGCTGATGAGCCAGGACGCAAGGCAGCTAAGGAAGTAGCGGAACTGTTTGGTTCTAAGGCAAAGATTGTTAAACACCTAGCAGGGTACAAAGATGCGTGTGACTACTTGGTTGCGGGGGCTGGTAAGGAGTTCGTCAATGAATGGTGGCGTGCAGAAGTCTTTATACCGGACGGTATCGTACAGGCGGCTGATCTTTGGGAAGCTATACGACACCCTGAGCAACCTGCTGAGGCGCAATACCCGTTCAAGGGGCTGAACCGGCTGCTGTATGGAATCCGTACAAGTGAACTGGTAACAGTCACTGCCGGATCAGGTCTTGGTAAGTCACAATTCCTGCGTGAAATCCTGCACTGTATCCTAAAAACAACAGATTTCAAGATCGGTGCAATGTTCCTGGAAGAGTCAGTACGCAAGACAGCCCGTAGCATCATGTCAGTTCATGCCAACAAGATGCTGCATTTACCTGACACGAAGGTTACAGAGGAAGAACTGAAGGAGGCTTTCGATGCTACTTTGGGAACAGGTCGTGTATTCCTTTTTGATCATTTTGGCAGTCTTGAACTTGATAACGTGGTCAACCGAATCCGTTATATGGCTAAGGCGCTTGACTGTCGTGTGGTGTTTCTTGACCATATTTCTATTGTTGTCTCAGGTCAGGACTTGCACGATGAGCGAAAGGCTATTGACAACCTTATGACCCGATTGCGTACGCTGGTGCAGGAACTTGGCATCACCCTGTTCTGTGTGTCTCACCTGCGTCGTCCGAATGGCAACGCAGGGCACGAGGATGGACAAGCAGTTTCCTTGTCACAGCTTCGGGGCTCGGGTGCCATTGCTCAGTTGTCGGATGCAGTGATCACGTTGGAGCGTAACAGCATGGCAGAAGACGAGATTGAACGACACACGACTAAGGTTGCAGTAGCTAAGAATCGTTTCAATGGGTTTACTGGGCCTGCATGTCACTTGCGTTTTGACACAGAAACTGGTAGAATGATAGAAACTGAGGAAGAAACACTATGAGCACCCTACGACAAGCCGCTCAGCAGGCGCTTGAGGCGTTGGAGGAAATGTGGCAGTCAGATAAAGCGCAAAGCGCCATTACTGCCCTCCGCGCAGCCCTTGCCGAGCCTGAGACGGTCATGCACCAATACAAATATCAGGCTTACTGCTACTACAAAGAAGACGGTAAGTTGAAACTTGGCACGATGCCTGAGCCGCAGACAACACATTGGGAAGGCTGTGAAGCCGTGCATCCTGAGTGCAAGGAGAAGAACACATGAGTAGAGCAGCAATGCAGCAGGCGCTTGAGGCGTTGATTCCGCTTGCCAATGCAGCGTGCCCGAATGAGCGCGAATGCCTGACGGATGAGGATCACGAACGCGCAGCGGAGGCATTAGAAGCCCTCCGCGCAGCGCTTGCCGAGCCTGAGCAGGAGCCGGTGGGGTATTGGGACGGCGAGTTCAGCACTGACGGTGGCGCAACGCTATATGAGGTGCCGCAGGTTTCATTCTTTGGGCGCAAGTACCCGAATATTCCGGTGTATGCCGCACCCACCCCGCGCAGGCCGTTGAGCGATGAGCAGATCGCGTTGATCGTTGGCGAATGCGCCGCATCAGCGTACCGGCATGACGATTTCAGTTTTGCCCGCGCCATCGAACGCGCCCACGGCATAGGAGAGCAGCATGAGTGAAACACTGCGACTGGCTGATGCGCTTGGAATCGTGTCTGTTGGCGGCCCTTTGACTGTGACTATGCATGAAGCCGCTGCCGAACTGCGCCGCCTGCACGCTGAACTAGAGCGCAAGTCGGACGCCATCCAACGGCTGTGGAAAGAGCGTGACGAACTGCGATCTGAATGCCGAACGCTAGTGCGCCAGAACGGGGAGTGGCAGGAACTCCACGCCGAACTGGTGAAGGCGCTGCGGATAGTGGTGGACAGTGACGATAGAGCGGCCAAACAACAAGCACGCGCAGCACTGGCGAAGGTGGAGGCAAGCAAATGATCAGCGTTGAGCAGTTGATCAGCAGAGTATGGGACTTGGAAAGCAAATATAACGATCTACAAGATAAATACCAGCTACTGATCCACCAATACGAAGAACTGAAAGCAAAGTATGAGCAAGCGAATCGTGATCGACATCGAAACATCGATGAATCACCATACGATACACTTGGCAATCACTAAAAACATTGATACAGGCGAAATCAAGACATGGAAAGCAGCAAACGGCCTTTGGGACTATATCGCGGACGCTACATCACTGATCGGACACAACATAATCGGTTTCGATGCACCGATCCTAAACAGCTTGTGGAAGACGAGGATTGGATTGAAGAATGTGACCGACACTCTTATTCTGTCTCGTCTGCTCGATCCCTCACGCGAACAAGGCCACAGCCTAGAAGCATGGGGCAAGACACTGGGGAAGGAAAAGATTGACTATGCAGATCGTTGGGAGCAGCTACAAGGCAGGAAGCAGGCTTACAAAGGTGAATGTTTTGACCATCCTGACATGGCTTTACTTGAGGAATACTGCATAGCCGATATTGAAGTTACTGCGAAGTTGCTAGACAAACTGACCACGGAACTAGAACGTAAGAAGTTCAGTCCAGAGTCTATTGAGCTAGAACATCAAGTAGCTGATATAGTTGCACAGCAGGAACGAAATGGATTCAAACTTGATATACCTTACGCAACCGTGCTACTTGCTGACATCAAAGGAAGAATGGCAGAAGTATATGAGTCAATGCAACAACGATGGCCTTCCTACGAAGTCGAGAGAATCAGCGAAAAGACAGGAAAGAAACTCAAGCCGATGCTGGTTACTTTCAACCCAGGTTCAAGAAAGCAAATCGGAGAAAAGCTAATCGAACTAGGCTGGAAACCGGACAAGTTCACTGAGACAGGGCAGCCAATGGTTGATGAAGGCATCCTATCAAAGCTGCACTATCCCGAGGCCAAGATGATTGCTGAGTACCTTATGCTACAGAAGCGTGTTGCTCAGATTGAGTCTTGGATTGAGGCTGTAGGCTCTGACGGTAGAGTGCACGGTAAGGTGATCACTAACGGGGCTGTAACAGGCCGCATGACGCACCAAAGCCCTAACATGGCACAGATTCCTAATCATGGTTCTGTGTATGGGGCTGAGTGTAGAGCATGTTGGACTGTAGAGCCTGGAAATGTACTTGTTGGTTGTGACGCATCAGGGCTAGAACTTCGTATGCTTGCCCACTACATGAAGGACCAGGAGTATATTCAAGCAGTCGTACACGGGTCTTCTAAAGATGGCACAGACATTCATACAAAGAATCAAAGGGCTGCTGGGCTACCTACACGAGATGCTGCGAAGACTATGATCTACGCGTTTTTATACGGAGCAGGTCCAGCTAAGATTGGAGCTATTGTTGGTGGGGGTGCTGAAGAAGGACAGAAGATTATAAAAAAGTTTCTTAGAGCAACGCCAGCATTGGAATCTTTAAGAGAAAGAGTAGCTGACATTGCAGTCAAGGGTCGTGTACCGGGGCTTGATGGTCGTAAGATATGGGTACGCTCTGAACATGCGGCACTTAACAGCTTACTCCAGGGTGCTGGAGCGATTGTGATGAAGAAGGCTTTGGTCTTGTTGGCTGACAAGATCAAGGACAACAAGTGGGATGCTAAGTTCGTAGCCAATGTGCATGATGAGTGGCAGATTGAAGTCACTAAAGCACACGCTGACGAGGTTGGCAGGGCTGCTCGTCAGTCCATTATTGAGGCAGGAGAACACTTCAAACTAAGGTGTCCCCTAGACGGAGAATACAAAATTGGACAAAACTGGGCAGAAACCCACTGACAAGAAGTTTGTTCTGCTGTTAATGACAGAAGATGAACTTCAGTTTAAGATCAGTGACAATCTGACGCTAGATGAAGCAGCAATGATGCTTTATGGCTGTCTAGATTACCTGAGTCGTGTGCAGGGTCTTTACGAAGACTTGGACACAACTGTGTTACAATAATGGTATCAACAACAGAAAGGATGATATGAACCTGAACCTTGAATCCAATGAAGTGCAGTTTATCGTGAATGTGCTCGGTGAACTTCCCAGCAAGACCGGAGCATTCCCGCTGCTGCAAAAGATCGTTGAGCAAGCCAATGCTCAGCAGCCTCCTCAACCCGAGACTGAAGCTGCTGAGTGAAACACTGCGCTGGTGATGGAATAGGTAGACATAGGGGACTTAAAATCCCCTGCCACAAGGCGTGAGGGTTCGAGTCCCTCCTGGCGCACCAACAACTGATAAAGGAAATGAGTATGAGCGAATCTATCAAGCCTGTCAAAGTGTCCGGTCAACTGTTCTGGGCAAACTTTATGAATACTTTCAATACAAAGTTTAATCAGGATAACACCAAGTACGAATGCACTCTTGGTGCCCTGTCTGACAAGGCTTGCGAGGCTTTGAAAGAGCTTGGCATTCAGATCAAAGAGCGTGATCCTATGGGCAAGTATGTTGTGGGTAAGAGTAAGTATGTGTTTGAGCCTGTAGACGAGAAGGGTAATCCTGTAGACATCAGCAAGATCGGTAACGGAACCAAGGTTGTAGCACTGGTATCATCTTATCGTCACAAGATGTCTTCTAAGTACGGAGCATCTCCTTCCATTGCCAAGCTGATCGTGACCGAGCTTAAGGTGTACAATCCTGAGGGCAAGGTTGCTGAAGACACTTCGGATGACATCCTCTAAGGTTATCGTTGATGCTGATGTTTTCGTCTACAGAATCGGATTCGCGTCTGAGGATGTAGACGAGAAGATTGCACGGGCTAGGCTTGTCGAGTGGTTTACGGACATTGTGTACATCAACTGCAAGGCTGATGACTACAAAGCGTACATCACCGGCAAGTCTAACTATCGCAATGAGGTTGCTGTTACGGTGCCTTACAAGGGCAATCGGAAGGACATGAAGAAGCCCAAGCATTACGATTATCTTCGGGATGTCTTGGTGAAGCGTTTAGGTGCTGAAATGACTGACGGTATAGAGGCTGATGATGCTGTGGCTATCGCTTCTGCCCAAGAC